GTTACCTGCTAATGCTAAGTTATCAATAGCCATTCTTGCATGACCATTCATAATTGTTTGTGCATCATCCATATTTTCAGGAACACCGACTCCAAAGAATTGATAAGGATTAATCTCATAAGGACAAACCATGAAAGGTACTCTGGCTGGTGTAAAAGGATTAAGGACTAAACGTAAGATATAACCATTTGATACCCATGCATTAATTTGTACTTCGTCTAATTCATCTTTGATGTCATCAGGTAATTCAATTCCTGCTTCTTCTACTAGGTTCTTGTCCATGACACCCCAGTATTCTAAAACTTCAAATCTGTTTTTATTAAACTCTTCTTGATTTTCTCTATCATACAAAGCTGTTTCATAGCTTCGTGTTTCATAGTTAGGGCCACTAGATAATAAATCTTTAATGGCAGACTTTCTAAAGAAAGGTCTATTCATTAAGTCTCTAACTTGAGAACGAGTATAGACATGTCGTTGAATAACATAATCAGCATCATCAATTGTTACAGCATCAGGGTCAGGATATAAATCCCAACAACTAACTGCTTCAACTCTTGGTACTAATCGTGTATCAGGTGCATATTCTTTTTCACCATCTTCACTTGCTACCCATCGATGTTGTGCCTTCTCATAATTGAAAGGGCCTTTTAAAACACCTGTTCCTAATAAACACATTTCAAACAATACATGTCGCATGACAGATATTGCATGTGTTTCTTCTAATTGGTCATGGATAATCTTTTCCATGTTCTTTGCAGTTTCCATAGCAGGTTCTATCTGCATCATGTTCTGCAAATCAGGTGCAGGTCCAGAGCCTATATTAGCATCACCGTATTTTTTTTCTAAACCATTTAAGATATCATTAGTTGTTGTACCGGGAGGTAAATCTTTACCATCTCCTGCAAAACCATAGATATCATTTATCCTCTGATTTTCTTCTTCAGGGGCATTGTCGGCTTTAACGTGAGCATATTCTTTAATACCATAAGGTACACTTGTCGGATTAATTCCAATAGGAAATTTACCCTGTGAGAATAATACTTCGATTAATTGTCCGTAGGCTGCTAATACTTTTGTCTTTGTTATCTTAACAAAAACTTTAGATTTCTCTGAATCTCTAAAAGCCATATCAGAACCATAGATACCTCTATAGTTTCTATAAGCACGTAACCATCTCTTTTCATCATAGAGACGTGCTTGTTCTGATTCTTTTAATCGGCTTTCAATGACGTAACCGATATTATCAAAGCTATCATCCTTTTTATCGTCTAATGCTTCTACGTTATCGGTTTCAGAATACGCACCACTACCTATATTTGAGTGTGGCATATATACCTCTTAGTAATCTTTCTCGTCAGCTAATTTAAATACTTTTGCGTCTACACCAGATTTGGATTTACCCTTTGGATAAGAAACGTCATGCATACCTTCACCGTCTTTAGGAAGAGGTGAACCTTTCTTTACGACATTGACATTTGCAGTCTTAGGGGATTTAGCATCTTTGCCATAACCCATATTATCTTCAGGTAAGTCTCCCATCTTGTATGTTTTCATTATTGCCATTTTATTTTTCTCCTTTTAAGTTTTTCTGTATGTAAGGTAGTAACCAAGGGTTATCTACTAATACAGTCGTTAGTCCATTTGCAATAGTGTTGCAAATCTTTTCTTCATCTTTATCGTCTAAATCTATTCCCCATTGATATACAATACCGTGTAATATTTCATGTATCAAAGTATTCGTATGAGATATATTATCTTCTGTTGATGATAAAGCGATGATTCTATCTGAAGCAAGAAATTGTCCATTAATTTCATTACATTTAGAAACGATAGAATCTAAATTTTTTATTGTATAATTTTGATATCCTATTTTAACTTCTTTAGCCATTAGTATCCAAAAACTTTATCTGCAGGTTTAAAGTCTCTTGTTTGCCCAACACCAAAGTCTTGAAACTTTTTTGATACAGGATGAATAGGTCGACTCATACATCCATAACGTAGTGCGTCATAAGCGTGGTCTTCTGCATGAGTATCCACATCTTCAGGATTATTTTTATCGACAGGTAACATTGGTAATGTTCTAATTAAGTTAATACAATTATCAAAAATAAATAAAGAGGGATATCCAGTCTCTTCATCAGGCCGTAATCTTTTATGTAATTCTAGTTTACCTGCAACACGACTTCTTGGACTTCTATCCGAAGGTCTCCAACGACACCCTTCTTGAATCATTGTCTCAGCAATACTTGGTCCTATATCTCCTCGTCTTGCCCATGTAGAACTATCGAGTACACCGTATCGAATATGTTCACCTTGTTCTGCTTCTAAAACTTTTCTAGCAAAGATATCGGCTGTAATCTTTTGTGTATAGAGTTCTCGATAAATAAATAAATTATTATCAAAGTCTATTGCAAACCATAAACAACAAGCAGGTGAACTATATCCCCAGTCAGCCGCTCTAAACCTTAACCAGTTTCTCGGTATGTCAAAAGGTTTAACCACATGAAGCTGTTTATTAAACTCAGGAAAAGATGAATCTTCAAATGCTTCCCAATTACCTTCTAAGAATTGTTTTCTTTGAACTTCAGGTAATGATGCCAACATTGCATAGTAATCATCTGTTTGCATCAAGTACGGATTGTCTTGTAGCTTGGCAGGAATATATCTTCTTGTAATTTTTTTTATTCCTACAGGAGTTTTGATTTCTATTTCAAACTTTGTATTGGCAGGTGCAGGGTCAACAAACATTTCTTTTACCCATTGTGAGCCTACATTTCCAGGATTTCCTGTTGCTCTCATATAGACAGGAATCTCTGGGTCTACACTTCTTAAAGAAGACCGAAGAAAATTATATATATCTTCGGTTGGATACTGAGGTAGTTCATCTATTCCAATCCAAGTGTATGATTGTCCTTGGTAACGTAATACATCAGTTAAGTTCTCTGCGTATCCAAACTCTATTCTTGCACCTGAAGGAAACTTCCATTCTTTTTCTTGCTCTCTCCACTTTGCACCAGGATAGGCTTTAGAGTACAATTGTTGAGAGTGATTAATTAAGTCTCTTAGTTCTGGCATTGTTCTACGTATTAACAATGCTCGGTGTTTTTGTTTGTGACAATATCGTAGTGGGTCAACCAACATGGCGTAAGATTTACCACCACCTCTTGCTCCACCGTAAAAGACTTCTCTTTCACTTGATGCGAGAAACTCTGTTTGTGGGCCAGTATTTGGCTCAAAAATAACTTCTTTATCTTTTAATGCAGCTTTAATATTTGGAGAGGCTTCTTCAATTTTATCCTCTTCAATGATTTGCTTTTTACCATCAAAGACTTGGTCAATCTCTTTAAGTTTATTCTTTGTTGCCCAAAAATTCTTTTGTGCTTTTTCGAGTTCTTTTTTCTTTTCTCGAAGCATGTCTTGGGCAGACTTTCTTGCTTTCTTCTCTTTAATTGTAAGAGGAGCATAGACGCTAGTTCTTCTTCTTCTACCAGCATTTTTTGGTTTAGGTTCGTCTACCACCCTTTATGTATCACTCTTTTTAAAACTTCTCTTAAACCCATACCTGTAATTTTTCTACCTGTATGATGTGATAACCATTCTGCTGTTTCTCGATAAGTACAGTTATTGTCTATAAAACTTTTTGCTTTTTGTATTAATTCCATATGTTCAGGTATTTGTATTAAAACATTCTCATCTTCTTCTGAGACTTTATACCCTAAAGGAATTACTCTACTTGCTCTTTTTCGAGTAATTGGCTTATCTTCATCCATTGTCTTTTGGAGGTAAGATAAAGATTCCGTGTGCAACTTTTGCATTAATATCTACCTTTTCTCTTTTGGCTAGTCCTACTCTATCTAAAATTTGTTTGGCCGCTTCCATTCGTATCGATGCTCCCGGTGTTGAACCATCTTCTTGTAAAGCATTAATCATTCCCATACTAGCTCTCGGTGCAAAGGCGGCTAATAATTTTTCTGCTCTATCAATAATCTCATCCTTTAAAGACTTTAAAGGTGTATGATAATCTGCGTATCCTGCAATTTCACCTGCTATCTTAGGGTCACCTTGTGCTTCACCAAACAATGCATCTAAAAAAGTTTGTTGCTTATCTGTTAGTGCAACATCATTCTTGTCGTTATCAGGAACTAACATTTTTTATTTTTTGTAATTTTTTTTCTCTTTTTTCTTGAACCCATTCAGGAGATTTTCGAATACCAACAGACTCTTCTATCTGTGCTTCCTTCATTCCTCTTCTAGCAGTATCTAGAATTTGGTCTCTACCTTTGTGTTCACTTCTAGCAATAAAGGAGAGGTTAGGTGCAGTTATCACCATCTCGACATTTTTATTTCTGAGTGGCTTGGTTCTATCCTGTAAGGGTAGATACTCATCCCAGACCTCTCCCGTTTTTTTATTCCTAAAAGAATAAATTGGCATCTATTTTATTTTTACCTTTTGTGGTTTCTTATCTTCGGGAATATTTTTTTCCAAGATAATGGATAAGATTCCATTTTCCATTTTCGCTGATTCACATTCTGTAAATTCTGCTAAGGTAAAAGATTTAGAAAACTTTCGAGAAGATATGCCTTTATAAACATATTCATTATTTTCTTCTTTCAGTTCTCCGTTAATTGTCATTACATTATCCTTGACTTCAATCTCAATATCATCTTTACTGAATCCTGCTAAAGCTAATTCAATAATCCATTTATTGTCATCAAGTTTCTTAATGTTATAATGTGGATATCCTTTAACATCTGTTCCTGTTATAGAATCAAGTGTGTTAAAGAATGAATCAAACCCTATTGTATAGGGCATATATTTATCTAGTGTAAAAGTCATGTTATACCTCCTTGCTTTAAGCTAGATATATTATCTTACATATGTAAGATTTAATGACCCCGAAGGCATCATTAAACTTTTAAAACTTTTTTAACCTTATCTAAAATAGATTCTTTTTGTTGTTCTTCGACTTTAACTTCTTCAACAGTAGGTTGTTCTATTTTCTTTTCTACTGGCTTTGGCTCTTCACCAATAAACATTGACTTTAATTGTCCAGACTCTACTCGTTGATAAAATAATTTTTTACCACGGGCATTTCCATGTCTTCTCATAAACTCAGCCATTGTTTTTTTACCTAAACCTGATAGTCTCATTTCTTTTTCTTAACTCCTTTAATAACGCCTTTATTAGCAGACGCATAAAAAACTTGTTTACCTTTTTCTTTGCCATAGGTTTTAACCATGGCTTTTTTAATCTTTGTTCCTTTTTTACTTAGTGGCATTATAAATACCTACTAGGCCATTCCCTTCTTATGTTTTTGACTTTTGGGTGGACTTTTTTTAGAACCCCCTGGACCTGCCCATAAAACTTTGTTAGCCCAGTAAGCAGCACTGCTTGGACCTTTTTTAATATTAGCACGATGCCTCGCTTTAAACGAAGCCCTTGCTTCTTTACTATAGTTATGCCCCATCGATGCATCACCAAATCGAATGAGTTTTGGTCGGCCATCAACGAGAACACCGACTTTACCTTTCTTCCCACCTTCGGTAGTCCTAACGGGTTTGTTAAAACCTTTAAGATTATTTCTTTGTAAAAATCTTTTTTTCTTATCTGCATCGGATAGAGGCATTACTTTTTCTTTTTAATATTTTTCTTTGGTTTCATTTTGCCTACAGCAATCATCACGACTGTTTTGTCTTTAGGCTTTTTCATATTCTTTTTTGGTTTACTTCCGTACATCATTTTTAATAACCTCCTTTATAACTAGAAAATCCCATAAACTTTTGGTCATTGGGTTTACGTAACATATTTGAAGTATTAGCCATTCTTACTTCATTTGACATTTTGCGAAGGACATCTTCTCTTTTTTGTTTAGGTTTAATTGTACCCATCATTGCAGGATTAGATTGATTTTCGTTTTCCATTACTTATCCTTGTAGGAAGTCATCCCCATAAATTTTTTATCATTAGGTTTTCTCATGGACATGGATTGCTGAATAGCCATTCCTCTTTTTTTCTCATATCCTGAGAGTTTCCCATCTCTGTTTAAATCTGCTTTCTTTTTGTTTATTTCCATATTAAACCTATAATGACTAAAACAACAACAGCACAAGCAAATAGCTTGGCGTTCTTATTTAGACCCTTCCATTTTTCTTTTAACCATTCTAATGTTTCTTTCATAATACCCTCCTGTACTTGCGTACTTTTTTTGCTATACCTTTCGGTTGTTTAACAAACTGTTTTCCTTTAGCCGTACCTTCACGTTTTGCTTTTGTTGTGGCGGCATATTCCTGTGGACTGAGACTCTTGATGGCTTTCTCGGGTAGATACCTTTCTCCTGTCTTGGAAGAAGGTTTCCCAGACTTGGTTCGCCACTTTTGATTTGTCCATGCTTTCAGACTTCTTTGACTTTTTGCTAGTGCCATTATGTTCTTTGTGGTATGTAGTTTTCTTCAACTTGTATTGTTACCGTAACATTATTATTGCTACTACATAAACCTCTGAGTTTATCATTCTTTTGTAACCATAATGATTCTGTAATTTGAATTAAACCATTAGCTAATAATTTTGTATTCTCTGCCATGGTATAGTATGTAGTGTTAGTAGAGCTATACCAATCTAAAGAGAATGTTAATTGATTAGAAGTATTGTTAGCAATATAAATACTTTTAATCTCTGCTTCGTAATTATTAGGAACTGTATAAATATCCTGATTTGCTGTTGTTAGTTCTAAACTGACTGTTCTACTTTTACTTGCCATTAATACCCATCCTGTACTAATAATAAATCAAAAGATGCAGAAGCAGAAGAGGTAGAACTTGCTTTTCCAGAAACATAAATATCTGACTTTTGAGGTATTACATTAATTGCATTAAAGATAACAGTTGTCTGTCCACCTCTAACATTTAAAAATTGTTTTGTTTGAAATGCAGCATTTGTAATACTATTATCTCTTTGTATAAATTTAAAATCCATTTCTTGGTCTTTACCAGATGATATATTCATTGATAGTAAATAACCAGTATAACCTGCGGGTATTGTATATAAACACATTAAAGTTTGACCATTGCCGGGAGATATAGTTGCTGCTACATCCACTCCCCCTGTATAAGTAACTGTAATTGTACCTTCGTTATTTCCAAAAGACCCTGCTGTTTCAACAGACATTCTAAAAACTCGTAAAAACTGTTGTGTTGTAGTAACTGTGTTTGTACCATCCAAGTCAACAGTTTCTTCTACAAGAGCGTAAGAAGAATCAAGTCCTTGTATTCTTAAAGTTCTTGCAGCTGTTCCTACTACATCATCATTAGCATTATCACTGACTACATCAAGAGTAGCTTGAGCTGTTTGCCAAGGATAGTTGTTTCCT